GTCTCGTCTCTCTCTCTCCCGCCAGGATCCGAACGTGTTACAGTCTCAACCGTTATGCAGTGTCCGGCCTGCGGGAACCCGGTGGAGCCTCAGGAGCGTCGGCGTGGCCCAGCGAAACGGTTCTGCTCACCTCAGTGCAAGATGCGCTACCACAACCGGCGTCGAGCGTCTCAGCACTATCGCCAGTTCCGCGCAACCAGCGGCCGTGTCGGTCGTGACCGCCGAGTCCGTGAGCAGATCACGGCGATCAAGCTGGCGCGTGGCTGCGAAGACCCGTTGTGCTGCGGGTTCGACCCGACTCTCGCCGAAGCGCTGCACTTCGATCATCGACCCGGCGAAGTCAAACTCGCCAACATTTCGGAGATGGTTCGCTGGTCGGGCACAGCTCTCTTGGAGGAAGTAGCGAAGTGCGATGTGGTGTGCGCCAACTGTCACGCTCGCCGGACGAGGGAGCGCCGCGACGCCGGGTTGCTCACCAGATTGACACTCGATGAGTTGGACAGTCAGCTCACGTTGTTTGACCTCTGAGCCGGTTGACAGCATTCGCAATCGGGTACAGTCCGACCGGTGGCGAAGCCGGAGTACCGAGAGCGCGAGTACCGGGTGTTCAAGATGTTGCTGGCGCGGGGCGAGATGCACTGTCGCTGCGGCCGGGTGGCCGACTCGCCGGATCACGATCCGCCGTTGGCGCATCACACACACGTGCCGGACTCCGGCTGCTGCCGGTTAATCCCGTCATGTCTGCCGTGTCAGCGCCGCCAGGGCGGGCTGGTGTCAACCGGGGCGCTGCGCCGCATCCCTCGACCGTCAAGGAGATGGTGACCATGCCAGTAACCGGTGGAGAATCGCTAGTACCGCCCGCTGACAGTCCACCGCCGTTCGACGCGTGGTGGGAGCACGACGGCAAGCCGCCGCCGGAGATTCCTGCCGTGATGGATGTCCCCCTCCGGGAGAATCCCGGATCCGTCGAAACGCCGACATTCGGAGAGCCGCCGACTGCCGACGAAGCACGTCGAGCGTTCCAGCAACGCATCTACGATCACGATAGGGGCGGGCCGGGGCTGTCGGTTCGGGAACAGAAGGCGGTCAACGATGCTGGTCTGCTTTGGAATCTGCTATGCGAGATTGTGGGCCACGGGCCTTCACGTGAGGGCGACCTGGCGGAGCTGGTCGTCCACATTCACGCGATCCAGCAGGCGGTGATGGCGAACGCTGCCGCCCGGGCTCATCCCGATCTGTACCGGCCGCTCGGCGGCGACAAGCCGACAGTCCGGTTCGTGCGCGATGGCTGATCCGTGGGAGCGTCTCGACGGTGAGTCGAGTGTGGCGTACGCCGCGTTCCGTCTGTACCGCGACGACGGCTCGTCGCGGACCGCTCAGGGGGTGCGGGACCGGTGCGGGGCGACGGAGGGGACGATCAACAAGTGGTCGAGCCGGTTCAGCTGGCGGGAGCGGGCGCTGGCGTGGGACGACGAATGCACGCGGGTTGAGGACCGGCAACGGTTGGAGACGATCCGCAAGATGTACGACCAGCACCGCAAGGTCGGTCGGGTAGCGATCTCGAAGGCGTTGCTGGCGTTGCAGAACCTTCCGGCTGATCACATTCCGGCTGGGGCAGCGGCGCGCCTGTTGGAACTCGGGACCCGCATCGAACGTCAGACGCTCGCTACCACACCGGAAGACTTCTTCGGTGTGAGCACCGAGCCGGACGTGGAGGATGCGTTCGCTGCGCTCGCCCGTGAACTTGGCGCCGCATCCTGAGCTGAGGTCGAAGCCGCGGTGGGCGACTCCGCGGCGGTTAGAGCGGCCGACACACGGCCGGATCGTCGCCGGTGTCGGCAAGATCCTCGGCTGGGACTTCTACGACTGGCAGAACGCCGCGGTCGATGTCGGCATGGAGTACTACGCCGAGACCCGCTTTCCGTGCTACCGGACAGTGGGGATGTCTGTCGCTCGCCAGAACGGCAAGACGGTGATCATGTGCTCGCGCATCGCCACGACGCTGATCATGCCGCGCCGCACAGTCGCCTACACGGCGCAGGATCGTGGCATCGCCCGGCTGAAATGGTTGGAGCACGTCGAGCTGCTGATGTCGACCCCGTTCGCGTCGAAGGTGGCGTACGTCGAGCGGTCCCATCAGATGGAGATGCTGACGATGCGGAACGGGTCCCGGTATCTGCCGGTGACCCCCTCGAAGAAGGCTGCCCGGTCGCTGTCGCTCGACTTGGCGGTGATCGACGAGGCGTGGGCGCATGAGTCGATGGATGTGATCGGGGCGGTGCAGGGAACGATGAGCGCCCGGCCGCACGCACAGATCTGGATCCTGTCGAACGCCGGAACCTCCACCTCCAAGCTGTTCAGGCACTACACCGACCTCGGCCGTCTAGAGGTCAACAACCCGGCCAGCTCGATGTGCTGGATCGAGTACGCCGCCCGGGAGGACGCCGACGTGTTCGACCATCAAGCGTGGATCGACGCCAACCCGAGTCTCGACGTGCGCCACGGTGTCCAGTCGATGGCGTTGTCCGACGCCGCGCTGACGATGGAAGAAGACACGTTCCGGCGTGAGCATCTCAACTTGTGGGTCACCGACGACACTTCGACCGGGATCGACAAGGTGACGTGGGCCGCGTGCCGCGACGACGACCTTGTCCCCGGCGCCCACATGGGTTTGTCGCTCGACTTCACCCCGGAACGCGACCGGGGGTCTCTCGTCGCTGCCGGGAAGGTGGGGGATGTGACTCCGCTCGAAGTGATCCAGGCCGACTCCGACCTCGAAGGGTTGATCACCAAGACGATCGAAGTGGCGAAACGGTACCGGGCGACGGTGATCATCGACCGGGGCGGTCCGGCAGCGTCGACGATCCCGAAACTGGAGAAGGCAAAGGTGAAGGTGCGGATGATCCCGATCACCGAGCTGAAACAGGCCTGCGGAGACTTCTACGACGCCGCGCACGGCCAAGAGGCGACTGAGGACAAGCCGGCTCGAGGGCCGGAGCTGTCGCACCGGGGCGACTACCGGTTGAGTGACGCGGTGGCGTCGGCGTCGAAGCGGCAGGTCGGTGACGCCTGGGTGTGGCGGCGACGGGCGCAAGCCGACATTTCCCCGTTGATGGCGGCGACAATGGCCCGCTGGGGTGTGCTCACCACTAAACCGCTGCCGAAACTGATGATCGTGTCGTCGTCTGGCCGCTCAGAACCCCGCCAGACGCCCCAGGATCGTCTGTGAGCGTCTCCGAGCGGTGTCGGGCTATACCGACAGCCCGAAACGGTGTGGGGTAGCCTCCCGGCGTGAAGTTGTCCCGCCATCCGCAACGCGCGGCCGTGCAGATGGAGCGGATGGAAGCGGTGACAGCACCGGCCCGCTTCAGTGTGGACGTGCCGCCGGAGATGCTTGAAGCGATGACGTACGGCGGTGCGATCGAACCCCGCATCAGCCGCGCTGAAGCGTTGCAGGTCACCGCGGTACTGCGGGGCCGCAACCTGATCTGCGGGACTCTCGGGTCGTTGCCGATCACGACTCACGACCCGAACAAAGTGGTGGTGCCGGGCACCTATCTCCTCGGCGGCAACATCAACCCGGAGGTCGCCAACCCGGTGACGATGGCGATGACGTTCGAGGATCTGCTGTTCGAGGGGGTGGCGTGGTGGAAGGTGACCCGGTTCGGCTGGCACAACTACCCAGTCGAAGCCCGATGGGTTCCGGCCACGTCGGTCGCTGAGTTGCCGCCGACTGACGCCGACGGTCACGGCAAGGTCTACATGAACGGCGAGCACGTCCCCGACCGTCAGGTGATCCGGTTCGACTCGCCGAACCCTCCGGTGTTGAAGCACGCCGCCCGGGCGATCCGCACCGTGTTGAAGCTGGATCGGACCGCCGCCACCTACGCCGATGAGCCTCGACCGACGTCGACGTTCACGCCGAGAGAGGATGTCGACCCGGGCGACGAAGTCGACATCGAGGCGATGCTGGACAAGTGGATCGACGACCGCCGTCGCCGCGGTGTCGCCTACGTCGGCGCAGCACTCAACTACAACCCGGGCGGCGACTGGTCACCGCAAGACATGCAGCTGTCCGATCAGCGAGATAACGCGGTGAAAGAGATCGCCCGCGCGTTCGGTGTCGACCCGGAGGATCTCGCCGTGTCGACCACCTCCCGCACCTACCAGAACGCGGAGCAGCGCCGCATCGACCTGCTCGACTTCACGTTGGGCACATACGTGTCGGCAGTGCAGGAACGGTTGGGGATGCGCG